CGAGCCAGGCGGCTATCCCATGGATCGCGGCGCGTGTGCGAGCTTCGTCAACTCTCCCGTCTGGCAGTAACGGGAGTTCATTGCCGACGACCTCCACCAGCGCAGTAGGCGGGGGTGTTGGGGCGACTGGTGCCGGTGCTGAGGCTGCCGGCGGGAACTCCGATGTCCGGATCCCGTGCTCCTTCATCACCGGGCGGATGGCGGCGAGGGCCTCGGTGCAGCGTGCCTCAGCCCAGTGCAGGCATCCAATCGCGCGGGGCGAAACGGCTTCCCCCTCGGCAACATCCGCCAGGGCGGCCTCGGCCTGACGCAGGGCATTGGCAACCGGGCTGTCATCTACCTGGGCGGCGTTAAACGCTTTGGCCCAGTCCTGGACCGTCAGACCAGCCTGAGCGGCGTAGTCGGTGATGCGCTGCACAGCGTCAGAAACTGAGTTGGATTCTGTGGTCTCGGCATCCTCAACCGGGTGACGCAACCCAGCCCCACGCTCCAGAGCCTCCAGCCGGCGGCAGAGCGCGGCGATGGTTTTGGCGTAGTGGTCGGTGAAGTCTGCAAACCATTGATCCTGGGCATCGGCGCGGGCGATCAGGTGCAGCAGAACCCTGGCGTCATCGTGGCCGCCTTCTGCCTGACTTTGCAGGCGGGCCAGGGTTGTTTCGGGAAGGTGGATACTTGAATTGGTCATGGTTTAGTTAAATCGTGAAAAACGACTAAAACAAAACAAAGAAACGCCAAAATAAAAAAGTCAGTGGCAATTACCTTGACGTTAAAAATATAACCAATCCCAGCAGTCAGGCAAGCGGCGCTCATGGGATTTACCCATGGGTTGCGCTTGCCTGGTGGCATGGGTGGGCGGGGAAAGTCGTAGGGGCCGGTCATGGCTGCACCCCCGCCAGGTGCCTGACAGCCCAGGCCCGAACCCTCTCCCATCGCTGGCGGCGGGCGGCTTCCTTGTTGCTATCCGACCAACCTTCATTGGCCTCAACAACTTCCCAGGCCAGTGCCGGGGCAACGTCGAACGGCTCCGCAAAATGCGGGGGATCGAGGTCTTCCTCCGTGGGGTCGTAGTACAGCGGCACAGCATCTGGCCCCCGGTAGCGACGAACCGCCCCGAACGCGCAACAACAGCCGGTCGCTTCATCCTCCAGGGCTCCGGCGGATAGCTCGGGTGTGGGCAAAGCGTCGAGTCCCGCCACCAGATCGCGCAACAGCCGCTGACCGCGTTGGCCACGGATGGCGGATCGCAGGGCCCCGGCCTGCTGGCCATACATCCAGGGCTCTAAACCGTAATCATCTTGGTAAAGGCGGCTCACGGCTCAACCCCCAGCGCCCGCAGGATCGCGGTGCGCTCGTCTGCGCGGCCACGCTCGTAGATGGCGCGGCGTGCGTCGTCAAGCGAAACGGGAGAGCGTGCCACCCGCAGCAGCTCCCCATCTGTCGCCACCGAATCGGCGCCGGGCGGTGGGAGCTGGGGGGATTGAGCCAGCTGCTGGCGGGTCCAAGCGACAACTCGCTGAGCCATAAAACTAGAGGCTGGAATCGCATAGTCACTGTCGGCGCTTAACTGCCGGCACTCCTCCCGCCATCGGCCCATCAGCTCGTCAATCGGCATCTCAGCCAAGGCTGGGGCCGCTGCAGCGCCATCCAAGTGCTGAGCCGTCAGCACCGGCAGGTCAGCCAGGTCATCGGGCAAGCGGGGTGGGGCCGGGCCAGGGTCGCGGTCGCCATAGATCAGCCGCCCACCAGTGGGTTGAGGTTTGATCGGCGGCTTGCTGCCTGGCGAGGGAGGATTGGAGCCACGGCGGCGGGCGATCAGATAGTCGTCAAAATCCCTGGGTGGCGGGTTCGGTGTGCCCCCGTGGGAGCAGGGCTGGTAGCCGCCATTGCGTCTCCAAACCTCCCATTTAGCCAGGGGCATTGTCTGGCAATTGACACTGATCGTGTCTCCCTGGGGCTGCAGAAGCCCCTTGATCCAGGTAAAGAGTTTCATCAGAAAGGCACCTCTTCGTCAGAATCCGGGACGCCGTAGCCAGAGGCCGAATACCCACTTCCCCCGGCTCCACCCTCGGCGTCCCGCTTACTGCCCAGCAGCTCCAACCGATCCACATTGATAACCGGTTTGTTGCGCTCCTCGCCGGTGGTGCGGTCGGTCCAGCGGTCGAGCTTGAATGATCCGGTGATCCCCAGCAGGGAGCCCTTGCGCACGTAGTCGGCTGCGACCTGAGCTTGTTTGCCCCATATCTCAAGGGGGAACCAGTCGGGCTTATCGTCCCGGCTGCGGCGGTTCACGGCCAGGGTGAATTTGGCAACCATGCTGCCTTTCTCGAAGTAGTTGGCCTCAGGGTCGCGGCCTGCGCGGCCGACCAGCGTCACCCGGTTGGTGCCGGGCAAATTCACGGGGGCAGACACTGCGTCAAATTTTTCGACCTGGAACTCCAGGGGGTGACCCTTCTCGATCCTGAACCTGCCCGACAGGATCCAGTAGCTGCCGGCTCGGATGTTGGCGGCGGCCCTGTCAGCAGCAGCGCCCCAGACGGTGGCGGCAATGTCCATCGGGGGATCCTCGTGTTTGTAGGCGGCCACCTGCGCGGTGAAGGCAGCCGTTTGGGTATCGCCAGATTTGCTGAGCGTGGGCGGGGCCTCGATGTAGGCCAGCAAGGTGATCAATTGCATGGGGGGGTTCGATGGGATGGAATGGGATCAATCCAAGCCAGGGATCGGGGCGTCAGCTGCGGGTGCAGCAACAGGGTCCGACCTGCGGATTGGGGCAGGGGCAGACCGACGGCCAGCTGCAGGGGCTGCAGGGGTAGGGCTTGGCGCGGGCTGGGGGTCGGCGGCCACAATGGTCCGCCCCTGGGGCAGCCGCTTAGCCGTGCCAGGTTCGGTGGCCGGGGCGGGCTGTTCCGGGCCGCTGGGGGGCTCCAGCGTCAGGGAGCTGGGCGGCGCTTCGGAATTTGGGGCCTGGGGCTCCGCTTTAGGCTCTGCATTGCAGTCCTCAACGGTCTGAGGGCTCACGCCCCGCTTGATGATCTTGGCCAGCGCCTCAGGTGAGGCGTTGCTCAGGTCGCTGGTGTTGCCCTGGCTTAACTTGAGCACGAACGCAGCGATTCCGGCATCGGTCAGACCTGATCGGCGGCAGGCGGCGAGTGCGGCTTGGATTAGGTCGGCGGCGGGCTTGGCCGGTGCCGGCGATGCAGGCGATGCAGGCAACGGCGCCACCTTGTACGGCGCCCGCTTTTGCCTGGTCACGGTCAGCGCGATTGACAGGGGGCCGTCCAGATCTGACAGGTGCGACACCCTGATCCCGCCTACTGCGATGCCGCCGTAGATCACGCTGGGATCACGAAACAGCGTCACTCGCCGGCCCACGTACTGCGAGGCATCAGCGCCCCAAGCGGCGACCAAAACGCGCCGCATTGACTTGCACGGAAACCAGGGCTTGCCGCCGTCACCCTCGAACGAAACGGCTACAGGTTGCTCAGCGCTGCCGGCCGAGACCTTCGTGATCGTGATGGTCTTCGCGCCGGCGATTAGGTCGTCTGTGTTGAGCTGTGAGGATTTCGCCTCCAAGGTGGATCTGATGTCCATCAAAAGATGATCTCCTGCTCAGGTTGAATAGGTTCGGTGGACGGGAAAATGGCGGCCTGCGCGGCGTACAGCTCCGTCAGCCGCTGCAGCTCAACCTCAGCGGCCTGTGCTGCGGTGATCAGTTGTGCGATCACCACCTCGTCACGCTCGCACCGGTGGATAAACAGCGGCAGGCCGGGGGCGTAACTGATGTAGTCACACCAGCGGCGTCCAGTGACAGCAAGGCCGGTCTGCACCTGCGGCACATACTCAGCGGGCACCTCATCGTTTAGCAGCGATCGAAGGTGGTTTTTTTGTCGTGGGCTTTTGATCTCAATCAGGCCGTCATCACCCACTAGCCCGTCGGGGCTGTAGCCGATCACGGTGCCGTCAAAATCAGCGGTGACGAATCCGCACTCTTCCACTGGTGCTCGGTGCTCGGCATAGATGTCACGGGCCAACGGTTCCAGCATGTGCCCTCGGGCCATGTCGTCGTTGTAGAAGCTGGGTTCGCTTTCGCCGGTGATCAGCTCGGCCAGCAGCTGCAGCAGCTGGGTGCGGCTGGTGTCGTTGTTGGCGGGTTTGCCGGTGCCGGTGATCAGCCTGCTGATCGTGCTGGCGGTGATCATGCCCCGGCGCAGGGCCAGCCAATCGTCACTGCCTTGCTCGATGTGGTGGTAATAAATCGGCGCCGGGTGGCGGGTGAGCATGGGGGGGGTCATCGCTCCACCTACGGGGCTACAACACTTCCCAGCGTGCACCGTGCGCGGCCCTGCTCAACCCCTACCGTGTAGGCCAGGGCGGAGGCGATCAGGGCGATTACCCCCATCAACATGTAATGCGTAGGCTGGCCCAGGGGTCGGCGCTCACCAGCTAGAAACTGCCGGTCGGCGATGTTGCCCAGGCTGAGAGCTGCGACCCTTAGCGCATCAATTCGCTGGGCCTTGGGCATGGCCTTCCAGGATGCACGCAGGCCCCCCAGGTGATACATCGTCGCGTCAAGGCGCTTGACGTCCAAGAATTCAGCTAGCGACACGCGATCAGATGGTCGATTCATGGCGTTGGAGGATTGATAAGAATTGGTTCAAGCCCGGCACCAAGCCGGACCAAGTGATGAACAGCCCTGGCATCGGAGGCCCCACCATTGGCAGCGGCTAGCGCATCTATGGCGGAAACCGAATCGGAAAATCCCAAGGATGCGGCACCTTTGAAAATGAGGGAGCGAAAGGCGCCGGCCAAGGGTTCGTCGGTTTCCTGCTGAAGCTGCTTAACCGCTTCATACGCAGCTGCAGACAGATGCGTGTAAACGGTCGAGCTGTTGCCGGCGGCGTCGTAGATCGCACAGCTGACCCGTGTGCCGGGGCCGGGGCGGGGCCTTGGGGTGGGCTTGGTCATGGCTGCTGCGCCGCCTGCTGGGGCTGCTCGAACAGCAGAGGCTGGGGCGGCGGGGTCATGGTCTGGGGGGCTCGAAGTGCCGCAGAAAGCCAGGCGACACAGAAGACGCCGGCAAGGAAAATTCCCCCGGTGAACGGCAGGGTCATGGCTGGGACCTTCCCTGCAGCGTGACAGCGCCACCCTTGCCGGCCAGCAGGTCATGGGCGCCAGAAATCAAGGCCTCAAGTGCCCTGTTATCGCGCCACAGGTCTCGTGTTTCAAGCCGCTGGGGGTGCCCAGTCGGCATGGCTATCCGAGCGTTATACGCGGACTGAAGTTCGTCAGCCACTAGAATCTGAGCGTCGATTGCCCGCTGCAGTAGCTCGCGGTGCCGAGGGTCGGTGATCATCGATTCATTGGTGGAGGGGTGAGTGAGCGCGGTTTGCGCCCGTCTCCAGAACATACCATGATCTGCCGTGATCTGCCGTGATCTGCCGTGAATTGGCATGGGGGCAGGCAACGCTGCCCGGCAAAGGTGACAATCTGTGAAGCGTCACAGCGTTGGGCAGCCGTGGCGTTATCTAGGCGTTACATTCTGATCACCGGAGCAGAGACCCCCCCCGGATCCAATCGCACCCCGCAACATGGACTACGAACTGCCTCACGCATACGCTTCCAACGCAGCAGAGGAACTGGAGGCACTGCAGGCCACCGACTTCTGGCTGGAGTTACCGGCCGATGCGCAGATTGCACTCTCCAAAGCGCACGGCATCCTGATCGGACTGACCGGCGCCATGGAGGCCGCTGATCTGGTCTGATCATCACCGCGCCGGGCTTCCCCGGCGCCGCCCCCCCCAAATCCAGATCGCCAGCCGGCTACAGGCGTTAAACCGAGCCGAACCGCCCCCAGTAGTCCGGGGGCAATCAACCAACCCCCCAATCCCATGACCAAATCTCGAACCCTTCACCCCACTGCAGCGGCGGCACGCATCGCCCCTCTGCTGATGACCCTGGCCGGCATGGCCATTGCGGCCGGGGGCATCTGGCTCTGGCGCCATCGCCAGCAGATTGCCGCGGCACTGGTCGCAGCGGTGGCCACCACCTACTCAGCCGGGGCCTGGGGCCGGCAGCACGTCGAGGCCTTAGCCACCGACGCAGCCCGGCGGCTCCCCGCTCAACCGATTGCGGCCCTAGCCCCGATCACCGCCATCCTGGCAGCGGCCTGGGGGCTGGTGGATCGCGCCACCATGGCCCGAGGGCATCGGGCGCAACGAACTCAGCTGGCGAACATTGATGACCTTGTTTCAGTGATTATAAAGACCATTGACGCAAACAATGCTTATCTAAAACGGAGGCCAAATATAATAACATTGTCAAAGCAAGATTTTAGAATTGACAATGACAATATAAAATACCAGTCATGGCTTAGGTGGCTCCGCGACCACAATTGGACGGTGGTCCAATGATGCCTGACCCCGGCGCCGCAGCCCAACGCCAGCGCCTATACCGCCAGCGCAAGCGGGGCCTGGTACCAGGCGGCCGGCGGATCCCGTGCGAGTGCTGCTCCCGGCGCCACACTGGCAAACATGGGCAGCTGTGTTCTCGATGCTGGGAGCGGTTGACGCCGGAGGGGCGAATAGCAGTTGCCGAGCGCGTATTCCTCCACCGCCAGGCCAAAGCTAAACGCGACAATTTGTAAACCGTCACACTTGGCTGCAGTTGAGGCGTTATCTAGGCGTTACATTACGGAGACAGGCAAGGGGGAACCCCGAGCCGCCACCCAACCTCCAGCCATGACAACCGCCACCGCTGCTCCTTTTCAAGTCGGTCAAACCTATTACGGATCGCTGAGCTGCGCTCACAGCTCCTTTCCTGTTACCTGCGTTAAGCGCACAGAGAAGTGCGTCTGGTTTGAGCACGCAACTTTGCCGCACGCCTACACTCCAGCCCGATCCAAGGCCCGCCCTTGGCGCGACGGCAGCGAATCAGCCAATTTTCACGGCTGGTATATCTCCTCCGCTTCGGTCAAGGACAACGGTTGGGACATGATGACCGCTTGACCCCCAAACCCTGACCCCTGCCCGCTGGCCCTGACCCCTCGGCCAGCCTGCAGCGCTCAGCTGCTATCCACCATCGACACCATCATCTAGCGATGACCAAACTCACTCAAGCCCAGATGAGGCGCCTTTGCGTCTCCGAGAATATCCGACTCGCTGCTCTTCACTGGAAGAGCGCAATGCTCCACCAGCAGACACCGCCGCAAAGCCTGGTCTGCGTTGAAGAAGAAGTGGAAGAAGACGGGGAAGATGGCTGCAGGTCTTTCGCTTTTAGCACTCCCCATCCCACAACGCGGGGTCGTTTTATAAACACATATAGGATCAATATCGGTAAAAGGGAATTAGAAAACTATCGGATATATATGAAATGCGTGAAAGCCTGTACCAACAGGCTGCAAAAGTTTAGGAAGGATGGACTGGGAATATGGCTAACGACCCAAAAGGAAGAAGAAGCAATGGGAAAAATGTTTACGATTATTTTAAAAACATCCGATAATTGGAACCAGCCTGAGCAGGTAAAGCAAGGCCACATAAGAGGAATCAACCCTTGTCTTGGTCCCAATCTGTTCTTCTCTCACGCCGCTGCCACTGCCGCTGCTCAAGGCCTTTCCGGCGAATGCCGGATCATCCAGGTTAAGGATTTAGAGGCGAACTTAGCCGCCTGACCCCCCGCCGGGGCTTCCCAACAATCAATCCAACCCCGTCGCTCCCTTTTTTGCCATGACCACCACCGAATTTGTTCCATCAATTGAAAACGTCCTAGACAGCAACCCGATGTCTTGGGATGCAGACGGCAATCGTCTTGTTTCTTGGGAAGTAAACGACGGTTGGGCGTGGGTTCCCTATACCGAGCTGCGTAAGGCCTGCGAAGCGGCCTACGACTCGACCATGCCCAGCTGGCCCGCCATGGTGGAGATTGATGCCTGACCCCACCGGAGCCGACCGCCAGCGCCGCTACCGCGCACGCCAGGCCGGCCTGCTGCCCCCCGCAGAGCTACGCCCCTGCGCCACATGCCCCCGCCAGCACACCGGCACCCACGGCGATCACTGCTGGGAATCCTGGCGACTGCACACCGACGCGGGGCGTGCTGATCGAACGGACCGGGTTGCTCGACCATGCCGAAGCGCGGGACAGACACCGCGATCACTCCAGGGACGACGAATAACCACACCGCCCCCATCAAGGGGCTTTTTCATGGCCACCCTCAGCTCGCCCGCTCCAACCAGTCCTCGTCAGGCGGGAAGACCTCATCGAGCAACGGCCAGGGACGCGTGAAATACTCCGGCACCAGAGGCCGTGGCCGCGGCGCGCAACCCAGCAGCCGTGCCTGCAGCTGGACACGCTGCTCCGAGGTCAGCAGGTGGTGGACCGGATCGAGCACCACGGCATCAGGCCCTGCCAGCCAATCAGGCCACCGGCCGCAGCCGTACTCCCACCGGGCACCACCAGGGGCCAGTGCCACAGCCAGGCGGTGGAGCACCCCCATCTGCCACCAGAACGCAAACCGCCAGCCGTTGCTAGCCCAAACCTGCTGCCGGTCGAGGGGCTCGTCAGCTCGAACCTCCCAGGCCTCAACCGGCACGGCGCCAGACACCACGGCAACTAAGGCCGCTGCGACTGCATCCCCGCTGGGGGGTGGTGGGCCTTGCGGGGTGGGATCTGGCGGATCTGGCGGGAGCCTAGAAGCGGCCGGCTTGCGAGGGCGGCCGGGGCGTTTGGGGTTAGGGACTAGGCTCAATCCTCAAAGGAAAAATGAAAAGTCAGTCCATAAGGCAACCGGGTCAATGTCACTGCCATCTGGCACGTCCTGTGGGCACCACAAGGCGGCGCCTACTGGCAGCCGTCCGTCTAGCTGCTGCCAGCGGCGAACTGACCATTGCGTAAAGTCTTCGGCCAGGTAAGGCGGTGAGTTGCTGGGATCGGATTGCATGGCCAACGCTTTGGCCTTGCCCCTGGTTTCCGTAAACACATAGCCGACGTACTCATCCCCAAAGGGGCGAGCCTGGAAGCAAAGCGCGGGGGTGGTCATGGTTCAATCCTCAGCTCGCATTCTTCAAAAACAACCCCAGGCGGCTCGACCACCCCATCAGCTGGGTCTGGGCTAACGCGGCGCAGGCAATCGGCGCAGCCATAGGCCCAGTCAAATTGCCCGTCCTCCTGGATGCCGGCACCGGGGCAGCCGAGCACCTCCCAGCCGTGGGCCTTGACGCGGGCGGGGAGTCGGCTTTCGGTCCTGCGATGGAACCGAAGCCGGCCTGCTTTGCGCATGGCCTGCATCCTGCCCTTGATTCGGTGCGATTGCCCCCCAGCGGCGGCCACCAGAACGGGGCTGTTTTCTGGATGCCCGTCCTGATCGCGCAGATCGCGCCAAATCAGCCAGTCCAGCTCATCGTTTGAAACGGGATCAGGCATCACCACGCCTCCCCGGGCGTCGCCGGATGGGGTGAGCACAAATAAGACGAACCCCACCAGCCGCAGGGGTAATACCAGGGTGCTCGACCGCCAATCTGCCCCTGGACAATTATGCAACTGCGGTGATCCTGGCGCAGATCGCTGTTCACCCAGCAGAAGCGACCAATCCGCCCGCGGTTGGAATTGATTCTGATAAAAGAATCAGCCATTGGCCCCCTCCAGTTCGGTGGCGATGGCGAGCAAATGTTCCTCGGCCGTAGCGCGACCGTTTCGCCACGGCCAATAAGCATCGCCCGTTACATGGGGCGGGACCTCCCCTGCAGCAATTTGCGCTGCAGCGGCGCGAAATGCAACGGCCAAACAACTTGGATCGCCCAGCATTCGGGCGCCATTCTCACTGCTCAGCCAAGCATCCAGCACCGCTTGCGGGTCGTGGCTTAATGGTTTTGGGGTGGTCATGGTGCCTCTTCAACGACAGATTGATCAAGCTCTGAATAGTCAAACATCCAGCGAAACGTAACAGAATCGAGCAAAACCCTAGTGCCAGCGGCACGGTTGAAAGCCATGTTGACAGTATCCGTTTCGTCGATTTCCCGATTAGTAAATATGCGACGCCTCCAGCCTTCAAGTTTGGGGTTATTGGCTTCCTGTATGGCAATTTTGGCTCGCTGAGCGGCGCAAATTGCAACATTTAGCCATGCCGCTTGATTCATAGCGATTTTTGGGGCCAGCGCCTGGCGGGCCTGGTGGATGGCCTGATCCCAGTCGCTGGTCCACTGCGGATCGGTCCCAATTTCAAACCCCGTTGGCGCCTGTTCGTCCAGCTCAATCAACCGGGCCAGGGCCTCGCGAATGGTGGGAGTTGTCATTCAGATTCCTTCTCATTGGTGGATCGTTGCTCAAGCTGCCGGGCCCATCGCCACGGATTGCGGCCGGCCTCTACGCCAGCGTTAAACATGTCGCACAGCATTGAATACATCTCGATTCTGTCTGTAATTGTAAAATCAATTTCATCAAGATTGCGATCTTCCATCATGCGATCAAACCAAGGTTCAAAAGCAGCAAAGTCGCGACACCAGTCATCAGCAGGATCACCCTTTCCCCATGGGGAGACCGGCCAACATGCAGTTTGATCGGGCCAGGATTCACGCCAGCCACAACGGCCAGGGCGGAAACTGGTGTTGAACTGACCGGCGCGAGTAAAAATGCCACCCATGGCGCTGTTGTCCCACCAGAAACGACCAATCTGGCCGCCGTCGGAGTCGATGTGGAAGGTCATGGCCTCCCCCGGCTAACCGCCACACCATCAGAGATGGGAACAGGATGGGCCCGCATCCAACCTTCTGCGATCTGGGCAATCTCAGAACCTGGCAGCGGGCGCCACCCTGCGGGCTTCCATCCTGTTCTGGCCGACCAGCGGCCGTGCCGCTCTTTGACGCTGCTGTTGCGGGTCAGGGTGGCCTTGATGTTCCAAGCGCCAATCCCTGGGGGGGCCATCATCGTCAGTTTCCAGACGAGGCCGTCGTTCTGGATGTGGTAGTTTTTACAGATAAAGTAAGTCATCTTCAGTGCCAGTCAAGAATGGGCAATCTGGGCATGGAGTGGTTTTGGTGTAGTTTACTGGGAAGGGGAATTGAGTAAAAGAAAAAAGGGACTTACAGGTCAGCGCTTGTTACCGCCCACCTCCAGTGTTGAATGGCACCAGCGGTAAACCTCGATGGGTCCCGTGTCAGGCGAGAGGCCGTTGTTTGCTACGCCAGGGCCGGGCAGTAGACGGCATCGCCAGGGAGCGCTTAGCCGGGCCATGAACTGCCCGCCATGCCCCGTGGGCTAAAGGGTGGGGAAAAAAATCATCGCCTTCTGGTTACGGTTGAAATAGTGCCATAGCCATCGCCATCGCCATAGCCATAGCCATAGCCATCGCCATCGCCATTGCCATTGCCATAGCCAGTGCCATAGCCATAGCCATAGCCATCGCCATTGCCATTGCTATAGCCATTGCCATAGCCATAGCCATCGCCATAGCCATAGCCATTGCCATAGCCATAGCCATCGCCATAGCCATAGCCATTGCCATAGCCATAGCCATCGCCATCGCCATTGCCATTGCTATAGCCATTGCCATAGCCATAGCCAACTGGCCTAGCAACCGGACTTAAGGCAATCACAGCCCCCACCCTTGAGGAACGGGTATCTTGAACAGCACAGATCCAGCTGGCACAATTACGGGATAAGGGATGGATACAATTGTGGCTTTGCTTGATTTTGGATCGGCAAGAACTCCTTCAAAGCCAATACTTTCGTATCGGCGCAGATTTACAGCATTGGCCAATGTGTAGCCTTCATCAGACAAAGACCAGTCGCCGGCATAAATAAAACCGCGATCAATGACAAAAACAGCTCTGTTGCCTGCGGGCAATGCAGCAGGGCTGGCGGCTTGTTCAGGAACGTACCTGACACCATCGACTTCAATAGCTGAATAAGGGACGTCACTCATGAAGAGATACCAAAAGAGGATGGTTGGTCGCCAAGGCATGGTGCGGCGGCCATGGGTGAACCATAGCATAGGGTGAACCTCTCCGGCTACACTGGTTGAGATTCCCCTGCCCCTAGCAATGCCGTCGAAGCGAAACCCGATCTCAATCCGACCTACCCCGCAACAAATGCTTTGGCTGCGGGCTGAGGCCGATAGCAGGGGCCTAGCGGTCAATGCCCTGGTTGTTATGGCCATTGAGCGAGCCAGGCGGGCCAGTCTGGCAGCCACGGCGCGGGAAACCGCCAAAGCCCGGCGCGAGGCCGAATGAGCGAGAAACAAAAATTGCTTCCTAGCGGCCGGCGCAACCCCTGCCCTATCTGCGGCAGAACGAAGGACGGCGACTGCCGCATTTCGTCCGATGGCCTTGAGGTGATCTGCCATCACCCCAAAGACCACCGCCCCGGTGAGGTGGTCATTGGTGCAGATGAGGGGGCTTGGGCATTCACCGGCAATACCCGCGACGGCAGGGCAGGCCATTTCACCCTCGACAAACCCCGCGACGGGGCCCAGCGCCTTCCTCGGCGATCGATCCAACGGCGACCAGCCGAGCCAGCGCGGACACAGCCGGCGCCATTACCTGATCGACCGCCAACCCTGGCCAGGATGCCCGCCAGGGAGCCTGCTGGCAGCCCATACCGCTATGGGCCCACCCAGTTGGTTAAACGGGTGGCGCTTCCTGACGGTGACAAGGCTTTCTACGTATTTCATCTGCAGGATGGTAAATGGGAAAGGGGGTCCGGTCCTGACCCTTGGCCCGTTTTCAACCTGGCCGACACCATCGGCGCCGATGGGTGGATTCTTGAGCCCGAGGGCGAAAAATGCGCAGAACTCTGCGCGGCAGGGGGCGTGGTCAGCGTCTCCCAACCAGGCCACGCCCACACCATTGAGCAGATCGTGCCTCGCTACCAAGCGCTCAAGGCTGGTGGCTGCCCAGGGCTGATCTACCTCCAGGACCATGACGGGCCGGATCGGCCGGGGCACCAGCAGGAGGGGCGACGGCGCGCCGAGAACGCAGCCGAGGCCGCAGCGCAGGCAGGGCTGCCGATGCTGGTGATTCCGGCGATCGACCTATGGCCCGGTATCCCAGACGGTGGATCCATTGACGACGCCCCAGATGGGCCCGAGAGCGCGATCCTCGACATCGCAGAGGCAGCGGTGGAGGCCTACTGGACGCTGGTTGAGGTTCAGCAACAGGAGCAGGAGCCAGGGCCCCAGCGCTCCCAGCCCCCACGCGACCAGCAGATTCAATCCCTCCTGGACACCCTCCTCGATCTCAAACTTGAGCCGGTCGACCAATGGGCCCAGGAGCAGGCGATTCGAGCTGAGCTGTTCGCCCTGGGGGTCAGGGGCGATGCCATAGACGATCGGATGATGGTGGCCCTGGCCACAAGGTGGGGCCTTCCCCTTCAGCAGGGCCACAGCGGGCAACGCCGGGGGCGATCAATCACCGACTCCCTCGACTCACCTGCCGAGGATTTACTGCCAGGCTTTTTGTTGTGGCGCCGGGATCACGTTGTCTTCGGTGCAGGAGGCGCCGGCAAGACCATGGCCGCAGCTGCAATGGCCGCAGCCGTCATCAAAGGCTTGCCGTTTCTCGATCAGGAGATTCCCGTTGATCCCATCCGCCGCGGCAAGGTCCTATGGATCGGCACCGACGCCGGTGAGGGGGCCAGGGCCATGGTGCTCGAATACCTCGAAGACCTTGGGGTGGCCGACGATCCCGAGATTATCGCAAATCTATCGATCTGGGCCGCCGAGGCTGGCGATCAAATGCCGCCCTGGTGCTGTTCTCCAAGGGGCTTGCTTGAGCTGCGCGACGAATTGGCAGAAGGCGGCCATTCGCTGGTGATCATTGACAGCCTCAAGGCGGTTTTGGAATTGGCCGGCATCAATTTCGGAATCGGCCCGGTTGGCACGTTGATGAGGTTCATGCAAGCCCTGGTTGGCCGGCATTGCTCCCTGGTGTGGCTGCACCACCCTGCAGGCGGCAAGGCCTCTGGTAAAGGCGTCCAAGCCGCCGCAGGCTCCCAGAACATCAACCAGATCCCCAGCGGTGTCCACCAGATCACCAGGCACACCGGCGAACGGGGCACCTGCAACGAATGGTCGGTGCTCAAGTTGCGTGGCAGCCAATCCCGCGATTTCAAGTACCGCCTTGGGCCCGAGGGGTTTGAGGTGAGCGACGGAGAGATCACCGGGAACGCTCGCTGCGCCCTCCTGGATCGCCTGGAGCTGCGCGAGGCCAGCGGTAGGCCCACCGACACCCGGATGTTGCTTGATGACCTCCAGGGGGTCTCTGAGGCGACTGTGCGCAACAACCTGACCTGGCTGCGAAAGCAAGGCTTGATCAAAAAAGCGGGGAAGGCCTGGAAGCTGACAACCGTTGGCCGCAATGCTCCTCGATATGCCTTGTAAGGATTCTGTAATGACCCAAATCTCAACTTCTTACCTCCCCCCCCCATACTGTTTTTTCTTTTTAGAGGGATTTCGGGAAAAAATCCGCGAGATCGTTTGCAATGGAAAGGGTTTCAGGATTGCCAAATCGGGAATTTTGCGGGAATTTTGCGGGAATTTCTCAAGGGGCAGGATTTCGGAAAATCCCGATCCCCAAAGAAAATCCCGCAAAATTCCCGATGTTTTGAACCTCTAAACCATTGCTATGACTGCGATTTGCCGGATTTTATCCCGATCCCTGTCTTTTTATTAGGGGGGGGGGGTGATTTCAAAAAGCTCGACCTCTCTTGACCCCCTTGCCCACCTTTCCAGTGCCAACAAATTTATCAGCCATGACCCAGCCAGCACCCAAGCGTCAATGGAAGCGATGGACGCCGGAAGACCTCGAACTTTTGGCGGACCTTGCCGGTGAGATCCCGTGGCACATGGTTGTTGAGCAGTTCAACCAAGCCCGGCCCCCTCGAACTCCCAAGGCCTTGACAAGGCAAGCAGAGGCTATGGGTCTGTCAATCAAGCCACAAGGGGAATTTATTACAACATCTGCCATTGGAGTTCTTACGGGATATAACAACAAAAAAATACTTAACTGGATTCTATCACGAAAGCTAAAAGCAGTTTATCGCTATAAATCAAAAAACAATCATTGGTGTATATCTCGCAAAGCGTTATGGGAATTTGCTATAAAGCATCCCCACCAGTTTGGGGGTATTGGCCATTCAGAGCTGACCCAGTTATTTGACTCGGAAACACGGGCCTCCAATATTGTTGCCATGAATCTCCCGCGATTGAAGCATACTGTTGAGGTCGAATGTATTGAAACAGGCCAACGCTATAAATCAATAAAAGAGGCATCTGTTGCTGCATTTGTCAACAAGTCTGGTATCTCAGCTTCAATTAACAATGGCTGGGCTGCCAATGGTTTGCACTACCGGCGCGTGCTTGAACCACCAAACCGGGATTTGAGGTAGGGTTGGGGTATGGCAAACCGACCAAAACGTAAAGGGGATAAAGGAGAGCTGGAAGCTGCTGCAATCCTCACCGAAGCCCTGGGGGTGTCTGTTCGCCGCAAGTTAGGGGCAGGCAGAGCAGACGACACCGGCGACCTGGACGGCGTCCCAGGCCATGTTGTGCAGGTTGCCAACTGGGCCGACACCGCAGCCGCCGCTAGGGTCAAGCCCCCAGCAGCAGAGCAGCAGCGGATTAACGCTCAGGTAGACCACGCTGCCAGCCTGATTCGATTCAAGGGCGGCACATGGCGCGTAGTGCTGACCCTGGAGCAATGGGCGCGCTATCTCCAGGCCATGAGGTTGACGGGGGGATAGATGGGCACCAACGAGTTCATCAGAGTAAAAGTCGAAGGCATCAGCCAGTTAGAAAAGATGCGGGCCTTCCTTGACCCAAAACTGTTTCAGAAAGCAACACGGGCAGGGATCTTGGCTGCTGCCACTTCCGCTAATAAGCAGGCAGGCAAAAGTATTAGCCAAAGATATAACATTGGATCAAGGCGTATCAAACAAGATGTAAGTCTGTTTACGGGTCTGGCGAGTAGAGGTGAGGCGACATTAACATTTGCTTCCCGCGCCCCAACTCTCAGCCAGTTTGGATTCAGGCCCGGCACCCGCGCCACAGGGCTTCCAGGGCTTGGCCGTGGCCGTGGTTGGGGGAAGGCCACAAAGAGGGGCAGGCCAGGTCGTGCCAGCATCCTGCGTGGCCAGCGCCAGGACTATCCAACGACGTTCTTGGCCATGGGCAGGGGTGGCGTGGTGTTGCCGTTCAGAGTTGGAAACAAGCGCAAGCCTGATGGCAAACGGCGGTTGCAGGTTGTCTATGGGCCGTCGGTGGCACGCATGTTTGACAAGGGCGAGCACAGCCAGCTGATCCAGACCGAAATCAACATTGAGATCAATCGATCTTTTATTGCGGGCTACAAGCGGGCCCTTGACTCGGCCGCCAGGGGCTATGGGGGGCGATGATGCGCGGCCTAGTCATAGCAAGGGATCTCAGCAAATCTCAGTCATGCCAAGGGGTTTCGGGACATTGCCCTAAATCCCAGTCATACCAAGGAATCTGCCAAAAACCCAGTCATAGCAAGGGGTTTCGGCTTGGGTCCTTCCGAACGACACATACCGAGGGAACCACGAAGCCTCGATTTATCTGTTGATAACGCTTGTCAATAAAGGTACAACCTTTGCCGTAGACACCATGTAACCGGTGCAATCGCTTGCTATCACAAGGTTGTAGCCTATTTTGTACGCAGCTGGTTACAATATGCCCATGGGTACAAGCTTGATGTTGCTGGCGCGGGCAGAGTGAACCTTCAGCAGTACGCCGATCACCGCAAGGCCCTGGGCCTTCGAGGGGCCACCCATGTTTCGGTGCTCAGGGCGATTAAGGCGGGTCGGCTGCAGCCCCCAGCGGTTGAGCGTCAAGGGAAGGGCTGGGAGATTGATTCGGCCTTTGCTGATGAGCAGTGGGCACGAACCACGGACCCGGCGCCGCGTGGGACCAATGCCGGCCAAGATCATGGACCCAGGCCGTTGCCTAAGGCAAACGCGAAAACGTCGCCAGGTGCTCCCGATCCCATCGACGGACTGGACGACGATCCAGACACAGAGGAAGCGGATTTCAACAGGGAGCGGGCGTTGCACGAGCGCGAAAAGCGCTTGATTGCTCGAATGGATCGAATGGAAAAAGCAAGACAGCTAGCTTATATTGAAGACATGGAAATAGCCTATAACGCTGTCTTGCTGCAATTAACCACCCTAGCAAGCTCAGCCCATAAGCGAATCAAGGCAATAATCCCCCACCTTACCCACCAAGAGCTAAGCGAAATTGAAAGGATTATATCCGAGATTTTTGAGTCTGTATCTTCCAACGAGTTTGAAGAGCTACCGGAATGATTGATCGTAATATCCGAAAGATGGCTAAGCGGCTTGCCGCGATGGTAAAGCCTAAACCGTTTATGACGATGCTGGAATATAGCAACACTCACTACTATGTGACAAGCGCAACCGATGGTCGGCAAAAATGGCGAACTAGGCCATATCAAGAGGATTGGTTTTTAGCGCCAACTGACCCAGAGGTTGAGTGCATGGTTTGCCAGAAGCCGTCGCGGGTTGGCTGGTCGGAGTATGTAAAAGCGGTGATTGTGTTTTTCTCCGACTGGCGCCGATCTAAGATTATGCTGGTCCAGCCTACAGACTCTGAAGTACAGAAATACAGCACCGAAGATATAGATTCAATGTTTGACGACAATCATGGAATCCCAAGATTAAAAGGACAATTAAACAACAAAAAAACAAAAGGGGCATTAAAGAATAGCTACGATTTTAAGCAGCTTGTTAATGGTGCATTGATCCACTTGGTAAGCGCCGCAACACCCCGGTCTGGTCGTCGGGTCGAGCGAAGCCCGATTCTGTTCGAAGAACCAGCCACTTACGACAGCCCCGAAGGTGACACCATTGGAAACCTGTTCCAGCGGGCCGGTAACATTTGGGATCCGTTCTTTACGATTGGCGGCACGCCGATATACCCTAACGATTACATGGAGCAAGCCTTTAAGAAAGGCGATCAACAGTATCGATATTATCCATGCCCGCACTGTAATCATTATCAACAACTGCGTTGGGAGAATTTCATAAAGGAAGGACCTGATGAGGGACGGATTCGTTGCGAGCATTGCGAAACCCCAATTGACTACAGCAACCTGTATTCAATGGACAAGGCCGCTGGTTGGGCATGTCCGCTGGGCTTGGATCGCAGCAAGCAAGTTTTGCGCAACGGTGTGCCGATCTGGCGATCACAGCAGGTGGGCCCTGGCATGAGCTACCACCGGGCGGCCATGTGGCCCGAGCTGGTGGCCCGGCATCGAGTGGCGCTGGAGCAGATGAAAATGGGCAACGTGGCGCCAATGCAAACCTTTCATAATACAGATTTAGGTGTGCCATGGGCTGATGAAATAACCAGCAAACTTACCGGCGATGGCCTAGCCGAGCGGCGAAAAAATGTAGGCTTTGGCAATGGCTACCCATGGGACGGCGAGGAATGGGACATTCCGACCGGGGTTTTGCTGCTGACCGATGGTGTTGACGTGCAGGGCGGCGGTGGCACCGTGGGTGAGCGGCTGGTCTACACCCTCTGGGGTTGGGGGACCGGCGAGGAAGGGTGGCACATTGCCCATTTTGAGATCGAGGGGGACCCCCAGCAGCCGGAGGTATGGGAGCAGCTAGATGTTATGAGCGAGAAACGCTGGCGCCGGCAGGACGGGGGAGAGATGCGCGTCACGTTGGGCTGTGTTGACCACGGCGGCAGGTCAAGCAAGGCCGTTGCTGATTTCTGCGCAACCAGATCAAGCCGATGGCTTGCAACAAAGGGCTCTGGTTTCAAGGGCTTGCCAATTGTTGAGCGTGGCAAGGCGGTTGCCGTCAATAAAAAAAATCAGATGATGACAAAACGCGGGCCTAAGGTTTACATCATTGGCTACGGCGCTAGCGTTGATCACCTCAGGACCATGTTGCGGGTTGAGCAACCAGGGCCTCGATACCTGCATTTTGGGCAGGCTTCCACAGATCAGTTTCTTCGGGAGCTGTTCCCTTGGGTGTACGTCCCGAAGAACCGGGCACGCACTGAATACCATTGGATCCTGCCCCCAGGCTCCCAAGACGAAGGCGGCGACTGCACGCGGATGGCCTATGTGGCACTGCTGCTGGTTTCTCGCCGTTACGCAGCAGGCACCATGTGGGCCCAGCTCGCCCGCAGCCTGGGCACCCAGGCGCCGGGGGTGGGAGGGGGAGGGGCAGCGCCGGCACCCCCAGTCCGAACCTCCCAGCGATCGGGCTGGCTAAAGGGCTCCAGCACAGGCGGCCTGGCCAAGCGCAAAGGCTGGCTAAAGAGGTAAGATGGGGCCATGGCCTATACCCTGACCCAATTACAAGAGCTACGGAACGCAATTGCGGAGGGGGTTTTAAGCGTTCGCTTTAGCGACGGACGGCAGTTGACCTACCGAAGTCTTGACGAAATGCGCCGCATCGAAGCCGGAATGGCGGCAGAGCTGGAAGGCGGCTCGATGCCCCGCTTGCGCCGCACCTACTTCAGCATGTCTCGGCCAACCTGATGGGTAAGGGTAAGAGCAAGGCAAAAGGCAAGCGGCTCCGGGATGACCGGGAATTTGCCCGCCGCACCATGGCCCGGTTTGAGGCCGCAGAGGACACCCGGCGAACCTCTGGCTGGCGGACAAACAACAGCGGCCCAAACAGCGAT